CGTCCCACGGACGCGCGCGCTACCAAAAGGCATTTTGTAGACAACGCACTCATCCACTCCGAGGCTCGCCTGTTGCTCGATTGTCCGACGAACAAGGGCGGGGGCGGGTTGTATAGGCATGCGGTCCAACAAGGCGAGCGTCGCTCGAAAGTGACTTTGCCTCTGGCTCATATCATAACGACTGATATCGGCACAAAGAACCTTCAAAACTCCTCCTTCCATATAAAAGATCAAAGAGTCGTCACCTTGGACTGCTAAGGCCCAACTATACCGGCCTGCTCTCATCTCCGCAATAACACGGGAGACCCAACAAGAGACTTGAAAAGGTGTGTTGCCCGGCGCATAAAATATACGATCACGACAATTCTGGGACAAATACCGATTTAAATAATCACACCATGGCCCAGTGGCAACCCGAACCGCTGGTTCCGGAACGGATATGCCCCTAGGATCAAACTTAATATCTGTGGAGTCAACACAATTCTCATCAAATGTCGTGGCAGCCATATCTTCAACAAGTTGAACTGACTTCTCCGCCTTCACGAAACATTTATACCTGAAATCTTCAAGGGAATCATGAATCCAAGCGTCCTCCAGATAGTCTGCTTTAACTTCCGGGAAACGTTGCGTCCAAGTTGATGGCGATATTAAACCAAGAACCTGGGTTCGACGAACACACACCAAAATGACGTCGTGTATCGCGTGGAAGTCTTCCTTAACATTAATATCGACTTGCTCACGCACCTCCTCATTATCAACTGGGAAGGCTTTAGGTATCCCAGCCATACGCGTGTGCAAAGCACGACGCATATTGTGTTCACAGCCTTGAAAGCGGTAAACAATGACTGAGGAGAGATATGGTCCACAACAACGATAGGGCCAAGATGGTGTACAGTTTTCCAAGGGACGCTTCAAAACTAAAACATTAGTTTCCCTGATAGGCGGCAATGGGAGGGATCGAGTACAAATCGGGACGAAACCGTCACCCAACCGGAGATAAACTCCTCCCTTTTGCAAAACTCCGTGAGACAAAACGGCATTAGAAGCCGGGAATCGATGTGTCCCAGTTCCCCTAAGTACTGGGAGAGACAAAACGAAATTCCAAACACCACGGAACCAAACTGACAACCACTCCAGGAGACTATCACAAGTACCAGCTCCCGGTAAAAACTCATAACCCCCATCCAAAAACATCTTCTTGGAAGCATCCGGAATGGATGCGAGGGGGAGATACTCAACATGCCCCTGATAAACTCCCACAGCAGCATCAACTGTGAGCAAATTGTTCCAAAGGGCGTGGATCAACATGCGCCTCCTGATGGTGGGTTGAAAACCCAAATAGACATGGAAATAATAGGTAAAATTTGCATGTAACTGTAACCTTGGACGCGTGAGTTCATAACGCACTCAAGGGCAGCAAAACCCACTCCAACGAGAGGGTCGGCCCACTCCCCAAATATCGGGCGTACACAAAGCGCACAGAGACTCTTAAAGAGCTCTTCATAAATGGGTGAGCAAAACATTACCAAAGGGTTGAAAACCTGCAACCAAGGACGTTTAACAACCAGAGGTAAAAGCTTAACGCGATTCAAAGGTCCAACAAGGATCGAGGCGAAAGCAC